TTCTATTTCGGGGGTCGTACACTAGAAAAAATTATTGATTTAAGGAAAAAACTATGACCTTTCGACTTTCTAAACGGTCACACGAAAGACTTATTGGCGTTAATAAAGAATTAGTACAAGTTGTTAATCTTGCAATTGGTAAGTCTAAAGTTGACTTCGGTGTATCAGAAGGTTTACGTTCTGTAGAAAGACAAAGGGAACTTGTAGAGCAAGGTGCAAGTCAGACAATGAAAAGCATGCACATTACTGGTAGGGCTGTTGATTTGGTAGCCTACATTGGCCCTAAAGTTTGCTGGGAACTTAATGTGTACGATGATGTAGCGGAAGCTATGCGAGAAGCAGCTCGTGAGTTACAAGTGCCTGTACGTTGGGGTGCTGCATGGAATATTAATGACATTACAAAATGGGAAGGCACAATGGAAGAAGCCATGAACCATTACATTGACACACGCCGTAAGGAAGGACGGAGGCCATTTATTGATGCGCCACACTTTGAAATATGAAATTTATTATTATTTTATTTACGTTCCTTTCTCCGGGCGTTTTGCAAGTACAAGGAGAAAAGACAGTAGAAACTATGCAGGAATGTGTAGAAGAGGCATATAAAATTAACACTGATGGTAGTGTCCCTTTTAACGCTGCCTGTGTTCCAGCAAAAGGAGGTATGATATGAGTGAGCGTGACCCACGACTAAAACGTGCAGGAGTGTCTGGATTTAACAAGCCAAAACGTACTCCTAACCATCCTAAAAAATCGCACGTTGTTGTAGCTAAAGAAGGTGACAAAGTTAAGACTATTCGTTTTGGTGAACAAGGCGCTTCTACTGCAGGTAAACCTAAAGCTGGTGAATCTGAGCGTATGAAAAACAAACGCGCTAGTTTTAAAGCACGGCATGGACGTAACATTGCTAAAGGCAAAATGTCAGCAGCGTATTGGGCTGATAAGGTGAAATGGTAATGAAACCCGGTTTATATGCAAATATTCATGCAAAACGTAAACGCATTAAAGAAGGCAGTAAAGAAAAAATGCGTAAGCCCGGAAGCAAAGGTGCTCCTACTGCTAAAGCATTTAAAGATTCTAAAAAAACAGCAAAAAGGAAATAAGCTTGAGCGATAAAGACTTAATCAAACAAGCAGCAGAAACTGACCTACTTACATTTATTAGGTTAGTAGCACCCCACAGGGTGCTTGGCGCTATTCATGAAGAACTATGTTACTGGTGGCAACGTGATGATGCTAAAGATAACCAGCTTGTGTTGTTGCCTCGTGACCATCAAAAAAGCGCAATGATTGCATATCGGGTAGCATGGTGGATTACTCGTCATCCAGAAACTACTGTATTGTACGTATCTGCGACAGCTAACCTTGCTGAAAAACAATTGAAAAGTATTAAAGATATATTAACAAGTGACATCTATAGGTTTTATTGGCCTGAGATGGTAAACGAATTAGAAGGTAAACGTGAACGTTGGGCAGTAGATGAAATATCGGTAGACCATCCTAAACGTAAAGAAGAAGGCGTGCGTGACGCTACTGTTAAAGCTGCAGGTATTACGGCTAACGTCACAGGGTTGCATTGTAATGTAGCAGTGCTAGATGATGTAGTAGTTCCTGACAATGCGTATACGAATACAGGACGAGAACAAGTAAGGGCGTTTTACTCTCAGTTGTCTTCTATTGAATCTACAGGTGCAAAAGAATGGGCTGTAGGCACACGTTATCATCCGGGTGACTTATATAAAGATATGATGGACATGACGGAAATCTACTTTGATGACGATACAGATGAGGAGACAGAAGAACATGTTTATGAAACTTTTGAAAGAACAGTTGAAACAAATGGTGAGTTCCTTTGGCCTAAACAGCGGAGGGCTGATGGCAAAGCATTTGGTTTTGACGCTAAAGAGTTGGCTAGAAAAAAAGCGAAATACCTAGATGTAACACAATTTTATGCACAATACTACAATAATCCTAATGCTGTAGAAACTCAGCTTATTGACAAAAGCAGATTTTTATATTATAATAAAGAACAGATTGACAACATTAGTGGGGCGTGGTATATTGGTGATAATATGTTAAGTGTGTATGCTTCTATGGACTTTGCATATTCTGTCAGTAATACTGCTGACTATACTGTTATAGCTGTTATTGGAGTAGATGAAGATAATAACTATTATATATTAGATATTGATAGATTTAAAACTAATAAAATATCTGTTATGTATGATAGAGCAGAAGCAGTATATCGTAAGTGGAAATTTAAACGACTACGTTGTGAAGTGGTTGCAGCACAGCGACTTATTGTACAACAGTTTAAAGAGTATATGCGTGGACAGCAAATTGCATTTAGCATTGATGAGTACAATCCTCCACGTAATATGAGCAAAGCGGAGCGTATCGCAGCTATTCTTGAGCCTCGGTACAGCAATGGACAGATTTGGCACTACAAAGGAGGTAACTGCCAAATTTTGGAAGAAGAACTTATTTTGAACAATCCTGAACACGATGACGTTAAAGATGCTGTAGCAGCTTGTATAGAGATTTGTAAAGCACCTATGACTCGTATGTGGAGTAGGAAATCGAATGTAATTCCTTTTAATTCTAGATTTGGTGGTGTAGCACTATGAATGAAAATATACAAGTATCTTTAAAAGATGATTTGCTAGCAAGCAAAATTAGCGACCTCTGGGTACGTTGGAATGATGCTAGAGCAACATGGCGAGACAATATGCAAGAGTTGCGTCAATATTTGTTTGCAACAGATACACGCAGTACTAGTAACAGTAAGCTGCCGTGGAAAAACTCTACAGTGACTCCTAAATTAACACAGATTCGTGATAACTTACATGCAAACTATCTTGCTGCATTGTTCCCATCTGAAAAATGGTTTATGTGGGAAGCTGTTGATAAAAACGAAAACTTGTTGCAAAAACGTTATGCAATTACAAATTATATGATGCAAAAATTAAAAGCATCAAATTTTCAATTACTAGTATCGCAACTTATCTATGATTACATTGATTTTGGTAATGTGTTTGTTACATACGATTATGTACGAGATATTGTAGAAGGCCCCGACGGTCAAGTTGTATCTAAATATATTGGGCCTAAAGCCTATCGTATTAATCCTAATGACATTGTATTTAATCCTGTAAGTGAATCGTTTGAAAAAACACCTGTAATTCGGCGTATGCTTAAGTCTATTGGTGACTTGCTTACTGACATTGAAACTAAACCTGCATTAAATTACAACAAAACATCTGTTAAAAAAGCTTTGCAATTTCGTCAAAGTTATCGTGATGACCCTGAGTTTAAAAAAGAAGTAAACTTGGCTATTGACGGATTTGGAAGTTTAGACGAATACCTTGACAGTGACATGGTAGAGTTGTTAGAATTTTGGGGCGACATTTATGACCCTGAAACGCAAGAAATGCTGCGTAACCAACTTATTACTATTATTGACCGTAAATGGATTTTGCGTAAACAACTTAACCCTTTATGGACAGGGCGTAAACCAATCCATCATTGTGGGTGGCGGCTACGTACTGACAACCTGTGGGCACAAGGGCCATTAGACCAATTGGTTGGTATGCAATATCGTATTGACCATTTAGAAAACCTTAAAGCTGACGTATTTGACCTTATTGCGTATCCAGTAATAAAAGTGCGTGGAACTACTGTAGAAGAGTTTGAGTATGAACCCGGAGCTACAGTGTTTGTGGGTGATGAGGGTGACGTAGATTTTATGCGCCCTGATGCTACTGCGTTGCAAGCAGACCTACAAATTCGTGATTTAATGAATCGTATGGAAGAACTTGCTGGCACACCTCGTGAGGCTATGGGCATTCGTAGCCCCGGTGAAAAAACTAAATATGAAGTGCAGCGTCTTGAAAATGCTGCTGGTCGTATTTTCCAAAGCAAAGTAAGCTGGTTTGAGCGTAATATTCTTGAGCCATTACTTAACGGTATGTTAGCTGAAGCTATTCGTAATTTTGAAGGTGTAGAACGTGTTCGTGCAGTTGATGAGCAATTTGGTACTGAAGACTTTGTTGAAATTACAAAAGATGACTTAATGGCTGCTGGTAAAATTTATCCAGTTGGTGCTCGTCATTTTGCAGAACAAGCTAAGTTTATTCAAGAGCTTTCTCAAACAGTTGCTGCTGTACAAGCTATTCCAACTGTTGCAGCTCACATGAGTGGTAAAGCTATTGCTAAAGCTCTAGAAGAAAACCTTGGCTGGCAAAACTACAAGATTGTACAAGATAATGTAATGTTGTTTGAACAAGCTGAAACACAGCAACTTGTTAATCAATTACAAGAAGACCTCGCTGTACAACAACAAGTTGATTTAGAAGGAGACATGGGAGCAGATATTCCCATTGAACAACAATGAATTTAAAACTTATTAAAAATAAACCTAGTGATACATCTACAGAAGAATACAAAAAACTGTGGGAAAATGCTGGGTACACTTTAGAACCGCTGTACAAGGTATTGGTGGATTTAAAAGAAGAAGTAAATAGTATTACAAAAGATGATTTTGATTGCCCTAACCATTACGCTAAACTAGCGTATAATATGGGACAAGTAAAGGTAATAGACTATATTATCTCTATTTTGCCAAAATCAGCTAAAATGTAAACTTTTGTGTTTTTTTGACTCTAAGCAAATAATATAAGGAGAAAAGCATGACCGATGCTACTATTTTTAATAATCAAGCAGACGACCAATCTGCAGAACCTGCTGAAGCGACAACTGAAGCGTCTTTGTTTAACGCCCTTGTTGGTGAAAAACAAAAATATAAAAGCCCGGAAGATTTGGCAAAAGCCTATGCAAATGCTGACCAGTTTATTAACACCTTGAAAGAGGAAAATCAACAACTACGTCAGCAAGTAGCACAAGCTAAAACCATTGATGAAGTGCTTGAACGTATCACTACACAGGAACCAGCACCAGAGGCAGACAAGCCTACTGTTTCAGGGTTAACCCCAGAAGATGTGCAACAACTTGTAGATAGAACGTTAGAGGGTAGAAAAGCCTCTGAAACCAAGAATCAAAACTTGCTTATGGCAGACAAACTTATGAAAGAAAAGTTTGGTGAAAAAGCAGGAGAAGTGTTTCAAAAACGAGCTAACACTCCTGAGAAACAAAAAATCTTGATGGAATTGGCTGCAACTGACCCCGCAGAATTTGTGTCTTTGTTTGCAGGAACACCTGCTGTTACTAATAACATAGATACTGGCTCTGCAAATACTACGTCTGTAACGTATAGCGGAACACCTCGTGACACTGTTGAAGGTACTAAAGAATGGGCTGCTAAAATCCGTAAGGAAAACCCTGAAATGTACTGGTCACAAGAGTTTCAATACAAGTTGCAACAAACTGTTACTAAAAACCCCGACCTATATTTTGGTCGATAAGGAGATATAAATGGCTGGTGTTGATTATGCAAAAGTCAATGACCATCTGGTTCGCACTGAACTCTGGTCATCTGAACTAAAAGACATCCTGCAAGAACAACTAATGGGCACGAAGTATGTTCGTATGCTCAATGGTTTTCCTGACGGGAATACGTTTAACATTCCTTCTGTTGGCGAATTGCCGATGCGTGAAGTGGCTGAAAATACGCCTGTTACGTATGATTCGATGGATACTGGTGAGTTCACCTTTAGCATCGACCGCTACGTTGAGGCTGCTACTTTCATCACGGATAAAGCCAAGCAGGATAGTTATTATTCGCAACAATTGATTGGTATGTTCCCAACCAAAATGCGCCGCGCTTTGGACGAGAACCTTGAAGGTTCTGTGTTTGCTTTGGCTAACACGCAAACGGTGAACAACACCAATGAAATTAACGGTGCTGACCACCGTTTTGTGGCTTCGGGTTCGTCAAACACTGTGTTGGCGCTAGACGACTTTGCTAAAGCTAAATATGCTTTGGACAAGGCTCAAGCTGGTGGCACTCGTGTTGCTATTATTGACCCGTCGCAAGAGTATGTGTTTAACAACCTCGTTGGCGCACAAGCCTTCACGAACAACCCCGCCTTTGGTGGTATTGTAAATGGTGGTTTTGTGAACGAAGTAACGGGTATGCGTTTCATCCGTAACATCTTTGGTTTTGATGTGTATGTGTCCAATTTCTTGGCTACACCTACCGACACGACCATCGACAGTGTTTCGGTTCCTGCTGCTCCTGTTACCAACATCTTTATGTCTGTTGGTGGCGACCTTACCCCGTTCGTTGGCGCTTATCGTCAATTGCCTCGTGTTGAATACGAGCGCAACAAAGACCTGCGCCGTGACGAGTATGTGATGAACGCTCGTTTTGGTTTGAAGCTGTACCGTCCTGAGTGTCTGGTTGGCGTCATTACCAAGAGCACCATCTAAACTAGGGGAGAATTGAAATGACTCGTAAATCTACTTGGACGAACGCTGACGGTTTGGTTGTAGGCTTTGGCCCTAACTTTGCAGAACGCAATGAGGCTGGAGTGCATGACACCGACGGTCAGGTTAAGGAAGCTCGTCTAGCTATTACTTGGGAATCTTCGGGTGCTAATGTAGCTATCCCGGCTGGTTCGGTTGTGCTAGATGTTATTATGAAAGTTGGCACTGCTTGGGTAGGCGGTACGTCAGTTTCTGTCGGTGATGGCAGCGATGGCGATGGCTGGATTTCTACCACGCAAGGTGCTACGGCTAGCCTGACGGCTGGTGCTACCATCCGTGCTGGTGGTGCATACGCTGTTGGTGGTACGGATGCTACTGCCAAAGCTCTGGGCAAAGTGTACGCTACGGCTGACACCTTGGACGTTGCTTTTGCTGGCTCTTATACCGCTGGTGATGCTGACATCATTGTTCGTTACATCTAAGGTGTAACAGGGGGGAGGGGTGTAGCCTCTCTCCCCATTTTTTTGGAGATTGTATGGTACGACATGCAGATTTAACTGGCAGTGAGTTACATGAACCAAAAGGTATTACATCTGCACCTACAAATGGCGTGTATGTAAAAACTAGTAGTGGTAGTGGAACTTGGAAAAAAATACCTCCAACAAGTTTAGAAGGAATCACCGCAAACGGAATTGCAGGTGATTTTGTTGTTTCTGATGGTAGCGGAGGGTTTTTGTTTGCTTCTACTGCACATGGCAATGTTTATTTTTATAACATAGCTTCTCCATATACGTTAACTGTAACGTCTACCGCATGGCAAAAAGTAAATGCTACTACAGTCGCTACTGGGTCACCTCAACTTATTACTGAAGGTACAAACGCTAGACTTACATATACAGGCACTAATACTGTAGATTTAGATGTTGTTTTTAATATGTCAATTGACCAATCTTCTGGCGCTAATAAAGACATTGAAATGGCTGTTTATAAAAATGGAGTAATTGTTGCAGGAAGTCAAGTTATTTCTACAAGTAAATCAGGCGAAAAACTTGTAATGAGTAGTCATGCTGATTTAGCTATGTCTACAAATGATTACGTAGAAGTATATGCTAAAAATCACGGTGGTAGTGGCGATATTAACGTATACACTATGTCTATTATGGCATCAACTGCAGGTAGTTAAAAATGGCTAAATACACGCTATTAGAACTTACACAAAGTATTTTAAATGCAATGGATAGCGACAATGTTAACAGCATTGATGATACAGTAGAATCTATTCAAGTAGCAGAGCTTGTTAAAGAATCTTTTTTTGATTTAATTAGCCAACGTGATTGGCCTTTTATGTTTGACTTAGATAGTCTTATAGCGTTGTCTGATTTAAACAATCCTACTAAAATGCAAATGAAAGACACGTGGAATAAAATCAAATGGATTAGGTACAATAAACAAGAAGTTGAGTATCTTTCTCCAAGTGATTTTACAGAGCTATTAGATAATAGAACGGCTCAAGCAAACGTAGTAGATGCTAATGGCATAGTGCTCACTCGTGACCCTACTTATTGGACTACATATGACGACGAATATGTAGTTTTTGACGCATATAATGCTAGTGTTGAGTCTACGTTACAACAACAAAAAACAAAAGTATATGCTTCAATTCAACCAACATGGACACACTCAGATACGTTTGTTCCAGACATTCCAGAAAAAATGTTTCAAATATTGCTGTCTGACTCTAAAGCACAAGCGTTTGTTAATTTAAAACAACAATCAAATGCTCGTGAAGAACGTAAGGCACAGCGTGCAAAAGTCATTATGCGTAACGAAGCATGGCGTAATGAATATGGTGAAACTAAATATAACAAGAGAGTAAATTATGGCAGAAAGTAAAGTTGACAAAATGTTGGAAGAAAAGGCTGTCAAAAAACAAGCAGCTAAAGAACGTAAAGAAGAACGTGAGTCTCAGGGAATTACTAATAAGCTTGTAATTGAAATGGCTCCAAACGGGTTATTTTTTGTTAAGTACTCTTTATCTGGGCCTGTTCCTGTAGAGTTGCGTGGTATGTTTACTCGTAAAGACCGAATTCTTTCAATTGCTTCTCGTAAAAATATTGCAGTGGAGGGGCATGATGCCTAAAGCAAAAAAAATTAAAGAAGCATTGCAATCTACTCTTAAAGGTGGAGATGCCATGCAACGTGCGTTGCGTAAAAAAAAATCAATGGAACAAGTAGAAGAACTTGTTAATAAAAATAAAAAGAAACGCCACATGCCTAAAATAGGTAAATAAGGGGAAAGATATGAGTTTTAATGTGTTATCACCAGTAGTTAAAAATACAGCAAAAAAAGTAGTAAAACATATAAAAGATGAAGAAGTTAAAGCAGAAGCTAAAAAACAAGCTGTAATTAAAGCTAAAAATGATTACGCACAAAATTATAGGGCAGAGCCGCGTTCTAGAGTTCGCGGTGGTTATCCTGATGCTGCAAGTCAGCTACGGGATGTAAACGAGCATAAATGGAAAGGCGTAATTCGTTAAGAAAGGAACACTATGCCAACATATACAGCAAAACCAAATGGTAAAAAAGTTTCGTATGATGGTCTTAACAATTTTGAAAAAGCATGGATGGGCAAAATAGCAGAGCTTTTAAAAACTGAAGCACAAACTAAACAAGCTGTAGTTAAAGCTAAAAATGATTATGCACGAAACTATAGGGCACAACCAAGACCTAGAGTACGAGGGGGTTATCCCACTGCTGGAACTAGTTTGCGTGACATAAATGAACACAAATGGAAAGGTGTAATACGCTAAACTATGGCAGCACAAGGCGCAATTAAAAATTGGTTTACGTTTGTTAACGGTCTTAACACCGAAGGCGGCTATTTTGTTACTCCTCCAGAAGCGTGGAAAGAAGGTGACAACGTTATACCAAATGTTGACGGTACTATTAATCGAAGAAACGGCATAGATTTAGAAGAAAATGCTAGTAGTAGTGTTACGGCAATGCCTTTACATTACAGCACTAAATGGGCATACGCAACAGCACAATGGAACGCACTTCCTGAAGATGCTGTTGCAGGTAAAAAATATAATTTTTTAGTTGTTCAGTATGGGCCACGTATTGTTATTTTTAATAATGATAGTTTAACTACTTCTTCTGAAGTACTATTTCAATTTACATTAACTGCATATCCAGCAGATTATTTTCAATCAGATGAAATATATACTAAAGACAAAATAGGAAAAGAACCTTGTAGTTTTGCTGTAGTTAACGGGCAACTTATTATTGTTTCTAATGTTACAACTCCTATACGTATAGAACACAAAAATACAAGTAGTCAATTTATAATTACTCCTTTTTCACTTAGCATTAGAGATTTTGAAGGCATTGATACTTTTGGTCTTGCTACATCTGTAGAAAAAACTCAAGCAGAATGGAACACTTATTATAATGATTTAGGTGTTTCAGATGGTTATAATAGAGCACTATACAATTTATATAATCAAGGATGGACAGATAGTCAAATTAATCCATATAAAACAGCTAACTCAAGTAAACTTCCTGCTAACAGCAAAATGTGGATTTATGGTAAAGATGCTAGTGATAATTTTGACCCTGCTCTTTTAAATAAACAAGATTTTGGCAGTATCAACGCAGCAAAAGGACGAACAATTCTTGATTTATTTTATCAAGAAAGAACAGCTATAATTACATTTACTACTCAATATGATTATAGACCTACTCAAGTAGGATTTTTTGCAGGAAGAGCTTGGTACGCAGGATTACAAGGCACAATGAGTGGTAGAGTTCTTTTTTCTCAAGTGCTAGATAATACAAATAAACTTGGTAATTGTTACCAAGCAAATGACCCTACGTCTGAAGTTGCATCTGATGTGTTAGATAGCGATGGAGGAGTAATTGAAATTCCTGAAGCAGGGCAAATTAAAAAATTAGTGGCAGTAGGTAAAGGTCTTTTAGTTTTTGCAACTAATGGTGTGTATAACATTAGTGGTATTGATTCAGTTTTTAGTGCAAATAATTATCAAGTAGAAAAAATAACTAACGTAGGATGTATTGCTAGCAATAGTATTGTAACTGTAGAAAGTAATGTTATTTATTGGGCTACTGATGGTATTTATGTTATTAGTAATGTTGGGCTAGAATATAAAGTAGACAACATGAGTGATAAAACAATTAAAACATTGTACAATAATATTCCTTTTTCTGGAAAACAATATGTTACAGGTGTTTACAATCCTTCTACTAATGAAGTTATGTGGCTATATAATTCTTCTAAACTAGAAGATGAAACTTCAAATTTATATGGAAACAATTCTTTATTAGTTTTTAATAGAACACTAACTTGTTTTTACACTCATTCTTTTAATCCAATTAATAATGAAACATCTACTGAAAAATACGTAGCATCTATATTTTTAACTTCTACAGAACCTTCTTCAGTAATTGAAGAAACAGTTACTAATAACAGTTTAACTGAGGTAGAAAATTCTTCTGACGAACTTGTTACTGCTTCGGTAATAGATAACAAATATTATAATCAACAGTTTAAATTTTTAATTGTTTACAATTATAAAAAAAGTGGTGAACTTCTTTTTGCTAGTACTAGCAATTACGCTTTGTATAGTGATGAAATAAATTTTTCTACTCCTTATACACAAACTGCTAGTGGTGACGATAGATTTAGAGTAATGCAGTTTAAACGTACAGGACAGTTTGAACACATATATTTTACATTAAGCTCATGGTTTTCTTATTATCCAAATAACACATTTACAAGTACATTATGTTTATATAACCAAAATTCTGGTGACCAATATACGATAGAACTTGGTTCTAGTTGTATAGGTTCATTATTGCCTACTAATTTTGGAGCGCAAGCTGTAGTTTTTAATAAAGATGGAACAAGATTATATGTGTCTGCTCTTAAAAACGATTCTACTGAAGTAATTTGGGGATATTTTCCAATAACTACTGGATATGATTTATCAACAATAGGTTCGTTTGTTACTTTAGAAACTGTATTATATTCTTTAGGAATTCTTTCTAGAAAAGTGTTACATCATGATTTAGAATTTATTACTGATGACAATGGCAATGCATTTTTAAATACTGCTTGGAATTACACTCCTGATGCTGTTAATTATACACTTTATTTGTATACGTATCCTTTAACGCTAGCAGAAGCAGTTAACTATGACGTAGGCGTTCTTACTACTCATACTTCTGAGAATGTGGCTATAGACGGTTCGTATGGTTCTGGTAGCAATGAAGTTTATTTAAATGCTTTTGCATTTATTACTAAATCTAAAGGTGAGTTTGTTTATTTATATTCTACAAATTCTCAAGAAGCAACTTCCAACCAAAGATTTTTAGTTTTACAACTACAAGAAAATTATAAACTATCTACAATATATCGTGATTTTTCTTATACTTCTTCAGAACAATATCTTAATGCAGACGCTTTTCCTCAAGACGGTACTAGCCCGTTTACTTTTATTACAAATTCTCAGTTAGATAGTACGTCTAATGGTAATTATTATGCAAATGAAAAATGGAATTTTGTTAAAATAACACGTGTATATACTGGCACTCCGGGTCAATATTATTTAAGATGGGACGATTTGTGGTATGATATGCCTGAAGAATCAACACAAATAAACAACTGGTCTAATACTGTTACTGATAATGGCATAAGTATTTGTTTTGCAGATTTTTTAAATACTAGAAGTTCTGATACTACGTATAAAGATTTTTATTCTATATCAGGTTCTGCTATAGAACAAAGTGCATACGTTATTACAGGGTACGAGTTAGGTGATGTTGGCCCTGCGCGAAATAAAACTGGAATGTATTTATCTACATTTATTAAACGCACGGAAACAGGTGTAGATGACGTAGGAGAATTAATTAATCCGGGCAGTGTTCAAATGTCGTTGCAATGGGATTTTACAGACCAATATTCTACAAATAAATGGTCAACTCCAGTAGAAGTATACAGGCAACCACGAGCATATATTATACCCTCATTTCCAACTACTTTTGATGACGGTTATCCGCTTGTTGTTAGTAAATCAAAAATGCGCGGTAGAGGTAAAGCAGTGCAGTTTAAGTTTGAAAGTAAAGCTGGGCATGATTTTAACATTGTTGGTTGGACAGGAACATTTGTAGGAAGTACTAATGTTTGATGTAGTGTACGAAGATGATTTAATTGCATTAGGTATTGAGTGGAGAAACAATGAGCCGTTTTTTCATCATCACATTAAACAGTGGAATGCAAAAGCAAATCGCAAAATGATGGATGAAATGAAAAAATTAACTGAGTTATTAAAACAAAATAACATTTCTACTTTATGGTCATATTATGTTTTGCCAGCAGATAATGAACCTTATCTAAAAAAGTTTGCTAAAAAATATAATTTTGTTTTTGTTGACCAAATAGAAAATGTAATGTTATTTGAAAAGGAGATATAAAATGCCATTTCTCGTAGTTGGAGCTATAGGTGGTTACGCTTTGGGAGCTTCTGCTTTAGGAGCTAGTATTGGACTAAGTGCTATTGGTGGAGCACTATTAGGAGCAACTTTAGGCGCTAGTGTTGACGCTAGAATTTCACAGCAAAGAGCATTAAAACAACAACAAGCTTCTTATCAAAAACAATTTCAATTACAACAAACACAAGCTAACATACAACAAGTTCGTGCAACACGTGCAGCAATACGACAACAACGACTAGCTCAAGCTCAAATGTTAAATCAAGCTTACCAAACAGGTGGTGCGGGTAGTAGTGGTTTGTCTGGTGGCATTGCTTCTACTATATCTCAAACTGGAGGGCGTATTGGCGAGCTAAATCAAACGGTAGCTATGAATACAAAAATAGGTGAAGCTGGTTTACAAGCAGCAAAGTATGGCACAGATGCTGCTACGTACGGCGCTATTGGGGATATTACAGAAACTATTTTTGGCAGTGTTGGTGGATACCAAAAAATTGGCAAACTACTAGCATAAGGATAAATAATGGATTTTGAAACTAACGCACAAGAACCACTATTTCCTCAAACTCCAGAAGAAACCCAACCTGATACAAGCGTTGGTAATTATACGTATTTAAAAGGAATGGGCGTTCTAGCAACTGGTGAACAACCTGAAGAAGAAAAAGTTAATTTTAATACGCACCTACATAAAATATGGGCGGAAACTGTGCCTTATCAAAATCAACTATCTGCACAAATTCTTTCCAATCCTATTGACATAAATATGGTTGAGACTGAAATGACAAACATTCGTCTTCGCCAACAAATGATTGATAAAGCTAAAATTGAAAATCAAGCTGAGTTGCGTTTTCAACTTGCAGAAGTAGCAAAAGAATCTATTGAAAATTTGTTATACAGAAATTATGTTAACATTGAAGTAAATACTCCAGAACAAGTTGATAAAATAATTACTGAGGGTGTGCAAGAACTATCTGCTAAAACAGCGTTAGAAAAAATTATTGAGGATGGTAATAGTGCGTGGTCAATTGCAAAAGGATTTGGCTATGAATTTACTGCGTTAGCTGCTGTACAAGGAATAGCTATTGACGATGTTGCTAAAAAATATGACGTAGATAACGTAAACTTTTTGTCTGGTCGTAGCGAAACTCGCGCTAAATTACAACTTGTATATAGAAACTTAGATGAAAAAGACAAAGGCCAATGGCTTACTAATTTATATAATGATTTAACTAATAGTACCTACATTAGTAAATGGCAAGCAGCATTTATTGCAATGGAAGTAGCTGGGCCAGAAGACGTTGAAATTGGTGGTTTAGATGATTGGTTAGATAGACTTGGTGTTGTTGGAACAGTAGCTGGATGGATGTTTGCTGCAGGTAAAGCAATTAAACTTTTTAAATCATCTAGAGAAATTTTAAACACTGAGCATTCACTAGCAAAAGTTGGTGGTAAAAATGAAATTGCACGAGGAGAAACTGCTAAACTTGTTGGGCAAGTTGCACGTAAACAACAACTGCAAGCAGTAGGAGCAGTAGCTGGAGAACTATCTGGAATTAGTGCTGCTATTGATTTAGGTAAACTTGTGTCTATGAGCGCATCTAAATTACTTCCTACATCTGTTAAAATGGCTTCTCAAGATTTTCAAGCTATCCTTACTAAAGATGTAGACGATGTTATTGCTGCACTTAAAGAAACGCAATCTGCTAAAAACATTCGACCAGAAGAAGTACAAGCTGCATTACGAAACTTAGAAGCACAATATTCTCCTGTTAAAAACCCTAACATACACACAATAGACCCGTTTACTACTGACGGAACTTTTGTAAAAGGAAGAGTAGTTTATAAACCTGCTACTAGTAACAGTTTTCTTACTGAAAAAGCTGCATCAGAATTTATTAAAAACATTGACCCTCGCGGCGTAGGTAATTTCCGTGTTGTTCCTGACACTACAAATACTAAGTTTTATGTAGAAGAAACTGTAGTTAAAGAATTAGAACTTAAAAAAGCTGCTCTTGAAGCAGAACTTATTAAGGCAGCTAAAAAAACTGTAGAAGAAAAAGTAAGTGTTAATGGTCTTAAAGTAACTAATCTTGCGCCTAGCATTGGAAAAACTGTTACTGGACAATCCGCTGTAACTACAACTGCTCCTGTTAAAAAAGCAGTAAGCAGAGAAACTCTTACGAGTGCATTAGAACAAGCAGGTAAAAACAATAAATTACTTAGGCAAGGTAATGTAGCTGTAGGTGTAAAAAATGCTCAGGTAGCTATATCTGAGTTTACCGTAAAAATGGGAGCAGCTTTAGGACTTGACGGTAGAAAAATTACTGTAATTACTAGGTCAGATTTATTGGGAAGCGGTAATAAAAGTGTTTCTAGTAGGTTGCAAGCAGAAATTGACGCAGCGCACTCAGGTGCTAAGGGAGTGCATTTTGCAGTGGGGCCAAACGAAAGTGTTATTTACTTAGCATTTGATGTAGGCGACACAATTAAACAGGGAAAAACTGTTAGAAAAGCAACGTTAACTGACGTGATGGACACACTCGCACACGAGTATGGTCATGCGTTTGAAGCTGCATTTGAAATGAAATATGCGTCGGCTATGCGTACTGCGTTCCAAGATTGGCTAAAAACAAAAGGATTAAAATTAACTTCTGTTGTTGGTGGTCAAAATGTTAACGACATATTTCCAATGGAAGCTTTGTTAGAATATAGAAGTCTCAGAACAACTCAAGACATGTCTGAGTGGATTGACGATTGGATGGGTGGAAATTACGAACATTATTTAAAACTTGAAAAAAACATCCATCAATGGGCTTCTAAATACAGCGAATTTTTTGCAGAGAATTTTGCTAAGTGGGCATTTACTGACGAAGTGCCAACTACAATTTTAGGACAAGCTTTTGCAAAACTTGTAGTTGAATTTAAAAAAATTGCACAAGCCGTATACGAAACACTACGTTTTAAAAACATTGCTATTGCAGTAGATGCTAATAAACAAATTGCTCGCATGTTAAACAGGCATGTAGAACTTGTTAAACAAGGTAAAATAACTACTGAACAAAATTTGTCACGTATAGCTAGCGAATCTGCTGGAGCAGGGCGTAGTATTGATTCAATGGCAACAGAGCTTAATGAAATTAATTTAGAATTGGAAGCTATTAAAGGTGCACGTGATGGTGCTCGTTCAGGCTATCTTGTTGAGCAAAATATAACTGAAACTGTTACGTATGATAGAGCTATTACCGAGTATGCAGATGACGATATTAATAGCGCCTCCACAGTGTTTACTGCAGACCGTGCTTTAGCTACGTCTAGCGAACTGTACACAAACAGGCTTACAGGTATTATGCAACAAAGCAGGTATCAAAAACTGTTAACTAATTTTGTTCGCAAAGATGTTGAGTCTTTAAACAGAGTTGAAAAGTCAAAATTAACCGATGTACTTGTAAAAGGTGATAAAGAAGGTAAAGTGTTTTCTGACACAGAACTTGCAGGTATGCAGTTAAACTCAAAAACACGTAACGCTTACTTTAGAGTTCGGGCATTACGCGACATTATGCATCAAATTCGTAACGATGTTGCTGCTAAAAGTTTAACTCGCAGAGGGTTTTCTCAGCTTAATTTAAAAAATTCCATTGAAGGTCAAACTGTTCTTTTTGCTAAAGAAGCTTCTCTTACTAAAGGCATGAAGATATTTGACCAAGAAACAAATCAATTTGTAGCTGTGTCTGACGATGTTATTAATAACGTTAATAACGGTACATATCGTGCATTTGAAATGCCTGACGCTATTACTACAGGAGATAAGTCATTTACACGCATATTAATTAAACGTGAGGATGTAGAAGTAGGTGCTGTAAAAGACGCTATTCCATACCGTAAGGGAGAGTTTAGGCGAATTTATTCTGATGAATATTTTATTAAAATTGACTCTGCACGAAACATAGACGGTGAAGTTAAAAACGTAAAAGCAATGACTCACCGCACTGCTGTAAGTCGTGGGGAAGCAGATAAATATATTAAAAACTTTAGCACTGCAATTAAACTTCATAAAGAAGGCAACCTTACTAGAACTAAAGCAAGTGAGTTGTTAGAACAATATGGTTGGAATCCTGACGAGATTATTGCTCAACTAGATAATGAAGCTTTTGGCATTGACCCTAAAGTATACGTTGTTTACAATAGAACGGACGATGATTGGGCAAACACTCAAGTAGGCATGTCTTCTAACTTTGCTTCTCAACGTGGCGATAGGGTGTTGTCTATTTATGGAGATGACACGGTAAACACGGTTAATCCTATGGATGCTATTGCTGCTGAAATTGGTAATACGGCTGCTGTTGCTTCTAGTCACGAATGGCGTGAGTCGCATGTTATTCGTTGGTTTCAATCTTTTCAAGACATTCTTCCAAGAAATGTAAAAGAAATGTCTCCAGAAGATGCATTTAGATACATGTTAAATAATAAAGGTGCTTATTTAGCTTTAGATAAACGAGGAATTTTTGCTAAACAAGTGCAAGACTACATTATGAGCCAAATGAATATTGCAACTAAAGAAGAACAAGCAATGATTGGCTTTACAAGAAAAATTAGTGAATGGTTTGAAGGTGGTTCAACTAACAAAGCTATTCTTAAAACAGGTCTAGCAATGCGTTCTACGCAAAATTACACTCAATGGGCTAGAACATTTGCATTCCATTCTTATTTTGGATTAAACCCTGTGCAGTTTGTAATGCAAGGCATGAATACTTTTAACGCTATTGCTATTAGCCCTATACACGGTTTAAAGGCCGCTAAGACAGCTTTGTTTTATAGCATGGCGCTAGCCAGTGACCAAGAAGTTATTTGGCGTAAAATTGCACAAGCAAACAACTTTACTAACTTGGGATTGGGAATGAGCGTAGATGAGTTTGTAGAAACAATTCGCATGTTAAAACGCTCTGGTTTATTAGATGGTATGAACACATCAAGTTTGTATGGAGCATCAACTGGCACTTATGGTTTGTTTAATAAATGGAGACGTAGAGGTAGTAAAGTGTCTGCTGCTCCTTTTAACGCTGGTGAAGGTTTAAGTCGCATTGTTAGTTTTGACATTGCTCGTCGTGAATGGATGGCTGCTAACAAAGGGGGTGCATTTTGGACAGATGATGCTTTGTCAACAATGTTACGGCGACAAGATGACCTGACTCAAAACATGACTATGGCTAATCAAAACTGGTGGCAACGAGGTATACTGTCTATTCCAATGCAGTTTACGCAGTATCAAATAAAAATTGCTATGAGTTTATTGTCTAGCATTGGAGCTTTAGCTACGGGCAAAAAAAGCAGAACGTTTACTGGAGTTGAAGCAGTACAGTTACTAATAATGCACTCGCTTATGATGGGTACGTCAGGCACTTTCTTGTGGCCTTTTAGAGACATTGTTACAAACATGTTTCCTGAAGATATGACACAAGATGAAGCAATAACAGCGCAACAAGGTTTAATTGCTGGTTTAATATCTCATGTAACAGATGGTCAACTTAAACTTGCAGTGGGAACACGGTTTGGTACATTTGCTTACTATGAACAAATTATTGATGGCTTTATGAATCCAGAAAAAAATTGGTTAGAAGTACTAGGTGGCCCCGGTGGTTTTGCTGCTTTACGATTGTTTGGAGGTGTTGGAAAAGCTTGGGATGTGTTTGTTGCTAATGATTTAACTCCAGCAAGTTTGCAAGAAGCTGCTAAAGTATTCGCAACATCTACGCTATCATCATTTAGTAACGCTGAAAAAGCACGTGTTATGTTCACTAACTACAACATTGCGTATAGTTCATCAGGTAGCCCTTTGTATACGTTGTCTGATTACGAAGTGTATGCAAAAGCACTTGGCTTTACTACTGTAGCAGAAGCAGATTTAACTGCTTTATACACAAGTAAACGTAGGCACGATGATGATATTAAAAATGCTGCAAAAAATATTCGGGCTTTTCAATTGCAAGCACTTACTGCTTTAAAAAACAAAGATGAAGCTTCTTACGAAGTGTACAAAAACGTAGTTAAAATGATTTTAAATACGTACACAGGTCAAGATAGAATTCAATTGCAAAAGCAATTGTTTACAGGATGGAAAGAAAGTAAGGTAAGGGAACTTATTTTAGACCAAGCAATTAATCAATGGCAAGTACAAGATTTAGTTGTAAACACAGACAAGAGGGATTAACATGGCTATTTATAAAACAGATTTAACACAACCTTTGGCTGTTCCTAGCGTTGATTATTCATCAGCCGCTAGAGCTATTGAAGCTGGCGGAAAAGCTAAAGTTGCTGGTATAACTGCAGTTGCAGACATTGCTAGTAAAGTTTATAGTAATTATCGTGAAGAAGACATTAAAAATACTACTTATAAAGGATTAAATGCAGAACAAACAGTAGCCAGTTACTTTAAAAGCCACCAGCTAGCTGCAGAAGCTCAAGGTAAAATGTTAAACACGCAAAGACTTGCTGCTGAAGAACAACAAAGATTAGCAGAAATAGGTATGTCTGATATGTATGGGTATGAGGCTGATAGTGAAGATTTTGGAGCAAAATCTCGCGCTCAATTAAAAACCTATGAGAACGCGCTAGTAGGTCTTAAAAAAGCGGCTGAAGGTGGGATGAAAAACGAAGAGTTTGTTACTAGAGTAGCTACAATTGCTAAAAATGCTATTGCTAAATATCCGTACATGGAAGATGAAATTCGTAAAAAAATTGGCGATATTACTGGTCTTGTTGGCGCTGACCAATTTGCCATTCGTAAGTTTGTTCAAGACCGATTTGGCGGGTCAGGCAGTGCTGGTGGTACTGGAAGTAAAGGAGTTAAAAGTCCTGAAGCATTACTACAAGACCAAGATAAATTTATCGCAGATAATTCTCCGTTTAGTCAGGCTCAAGTTAATGCTTTACGACTAGAAAATCCACCAGAATATAGAAGACTTTTAAATGATGCTAATAATAAAAGAACTGCAGAACTGGCAGTTACGCAGCAAAAAACGACAATTGACCAATTTAGAGGTCGGAACGAAATAAAAGCGATAAGGGATACAAATGGCTACGGTACTCTTGTGCAAACATATGCGACACAGTTGTTTACAACTGATTCTGTACCTACAGTGCTCACTACTTTTAAAGAACTTGCAACTGGCATACAAACAGGTAAGCTTGATATTAGTGCTCGTTCTTTAGAAACTGAAGCTAAAATTTTTACAAACAATATGATATCACACATTAATACCGCTAAAGAGAAAGCACTGGCAGACTTAAATAAAGTAGGTGATTCTTACACTAAAGAGGACTACGATTTTTTTAAAGCCAAAATTGAACAAGCCGCTAAAGACCTTACAGAGCAATACTCAGGAAAAGGTTCTATGATTGGAATGGTTGCGGCGCTTGCACAAAAAGAAAATGCTTCTGTTGAAGAAATTACAACTCAAATGAAAATGTATCAAGATGTATTTGCAACTGAAGGCAACAGACCTATACTTGCCGCTATAGCAATGGGAGGTGAGGCTGAAAAAGATATTGCTAAACAATATCCTAATCAGTATAAAATAGTAAAAGACCACATGGAACGTTCACGTAGTTTAGGCGGTAGGCTTGACTCATTAAAAATGGGAAGAGGACTAGTGTATATACAACAACGTGTTGCTCAAGCAATGCTTGGAGTTGTAGGAGATTATACTAACTACGTTAATCCATACGAAGTTGGGGACGGTTTCGATGCTCAATTTACTTCTTTAGAAGATGCTCAACAAGCTGTAGAAGAGCAGCGAGCTGGCGTAGAAGCTGTTCAGCTTACTGCACAACAAGTGCTTGACAATACCCTAACTCTTGACTCAGAGAAAAAAATTAAAAACATTATTAAAGTAGCTATAAACGAACAACAAGCTACGGGTGTAGGAGCACAACGTTTAGCATTAACCTTTAATAAAACTAAAAAACAAATTGCTGAAAAAATTACAGGGTCAAATTTTACTGTGTTACGTGACGAAGTTGCAGAAACTAATATTGCTGTTGTAGAACGCCTCGCTGACGCTAAAGCAATGTATGAACGTCAGTTTGGGGCAAGAATTAATTTTATGGTTGCTCCTGATAAAACACTACAAGCTGCAATGCCAACTAAACCATTTATGATTCGCAAAAACGGAAGCCCAACTTCACCGCTTACACCTGAAGGAATGCAATATTTGCGAGACATGAAAGCATACAAACAGTTTCAACAATCGTATGGAAACATTATGATAACGGCTGCTTATGGCCCAGCATTGGTAACTGATAAAAGTCCGTTTGAACACGCAACTCAAATTGCAAACGCTATTAATAACAACTTGCCGTATGAGTTTATGCCTCAAGCAGGTGCTGGTCGTGGGCAAGCAGAAGGCTCTCCCGGCATTACTAATTACAACTATGAAACTGGTGAAGTAAAGCCTCCTAGCATTTACTCAGGTACTCAAGCTGAACGTGAGGCGTATGACGCACAGCAACGTAGTAGGATGGCTGAAGGACAAGCAGTACTTGAAGCTCAAGATGCAGCAATGAAATCAGTTGCTGAACCGTCTAATCAAACCCTAGCACGTAGAAGCTCTGCAGCAGCTAGAAAAGAAATTGGTGCTTCTATGCCTGTTACTAGCAAAAACGATGGGGCGTCAGAAGTTAATGCTCTAATAAGTCAAGGTAAACAGGCATGGAGCAAAGTGCCGTATAACGACAAGCGTTTTGACCTATACGCTATGCATTTAGAGCGACAATATGATTTGCCCCCTAACTTGTTAGTAGCCATTAAAAATGCTGGCGAACGTAGTAATCCAGACGCTACTAGTAAGGCTGGTGCTCAAGGTCTAATGCAGTTTATGCCGTCAACTCGTAAGCTAGAAAATGGTTTGTTTCAGCATGACCCATTCAATCCGTTTGAGTCAATGGAGGCGGCTGCTAGATATTTACAGTTTACTCTAGAAAATCAATATAGTGGTAATGTTGCCGCAGCAATTGCTGATTACAACGGTGGGCCAAGACAAGCTGAACTAGTGTTGGTTGGTAAAGACCCTACAGCAAGAGAAACTAAGAACTACTTAGATAGGGTTTTAAAAAGCTTACAGGGATAACAAAAAAGGGGGCATAAGCCCCCTTCTTTACGTCTTACTAATAACGTACCCTAGTGAGTTAGCTTGAGCCACCGTAGGATGTTGTCCCGGCTTCAACGTCACTTTGGTACGCACGAATTTCCTCAAGGCGGTTCGTGCCATGTCGTAGGTCTTGAACGTTAGACCCTTGAGTGCTTTGGGCAGAGTGCCCTTTTTGTATTTGATTACGTACATTTGCTTTCCTTTCCTCTCGTGCAATGAGATATTCAAGATTGTGCCTACACTTGTATAGGTCTTCGATTGGCTTACCTTTATCTTTATATCTGAGAAGATATTTTAGAACAGAACCTTCAAAAGCATCCATCTTATATGCTTCCCAAATCTCCCACGGTTGTATGGTGTAGTCTTTATAGTGAGTGCCACCATACTGAACCTTCATCAAATCTTCGTAACTAATCGCCACTAGGCTTCTCCTTTAAAAGGGCTGGAATCTTATTATTAGTCTTTGCTTGATTTAAAGCATCTTCTAATAGCTTTACAAACCCAGTTTGTAAAATAAGTTGTAACATCTCAGGTTCAATGTCTTTTAGTTGAACATCTGCTGAACCATCCTCGTTTTCTTGCAGCACTTCTAGTTTCATTCTCTCTCCTTATGGCTACTTGCAATTTGATGCAGTTTCCCATCTGCAGTTTTAAACTTCAATATCACTTCTAGTTGATGTTTGTTCTGAATAATCTGAAGCACTAAATGCTGGCGCAATGCCATCATCATGCGATAGCTTTCTTCATTCGTCATACATCATTCCTTTCAGTTTCTGCTTTGCTCTCCACAACATTGTGCTAACTGCCCTGCGTTTCATCGGTATTATACTAGTTATTTCCTTGGCTGTCAACCCCTGCATGTAATGCAAACTTACTACCATACGTTGTGTCTCACTCATTTCATCTAGCCATTTCTCTAAAACATCTAAATTTGAGATGGTAGTTTCAGGTGTTTCCATGTCATAACTTTCGTTACTAATAACGTTCACAGGCTGTTTCATACGGAATACAATGTTTTTTGCAATGGTACACATCCACGTAAACAAGGCACTGTCTTGCCTAAATGATGCCAAATATCTAAACACTTGTCCAAATGTTTCTTGTACAACGTCTTCAACGTAAGATGTATCATGCAGTAGTCCCCTTACATACGCTTTTAAACGTATGTGATATTTTTTATATAGCAGGGAACAAGCTTTCTCATCCCCCGCTATAACCCTTTCAATAAGTTCTGAATCAGATTTCGCAGACACCAGCTACACAAGCAAGTTGTTGTGCGCCTTCTACATTATCCTCATGCTCAATAAAAGCATTCCAGTCGATAGTATCAGGCATAGCAGATAGCAACTCATTGTAAGTAGCCTCGTCCACTTCTTCGTAGGGTGCTTGTCGGTAGGTTCCGCCATCCCAAGGTAAGAAACTAATTCCGCTAATTTCATCAAAGTGCTCCCATACCCATGCGCCTACGGCTGGCCAATCCTGTTCTTTGACGTACACAGTTACAGATGGTTTGTGTTCACACCAGTGACGCTGGTATGTTAGCCACAACCGCAAGTGTTGAAAACTGTCTAGCTCCTCCCTAGTAATTGCCCCTTCAGGTGCTTTCATAGGAAAGCTAAACACCATAGTGTCGTTAGGCTTCATTACATCAGGTTCAGCAGGTACTCCTTGTGCTACCAAAAACGCCGATATAGGGTCTTTAATATCATTACGCACCCGTCTAATATACCAAGAGCTATGACGAGCATGTATGCCAGAGGCGCTATCAACAAGTTGACTAACCGTCCCACTAGGCTTGACACACGTAATTGCCGCCGATTGAGGAATATCGAACGCATTTGCAAACTCCTTGTTAACATCAATTGCTACTTGCTTGAGAGCCTCAAGCCTTGATGAC